CCAATACAATAAATCAATCTTCTCGGGCGACACTTCATCGCAAATTGACTTCACCTCAGACAAGAACCCCGCCAGTTCCTCGCCCCCAATCGAGCCTGATGTATCTATGCCCACTAGGATAGAGCCTACCTTCTCAGAGTAAGACGACGGCATGATAATATCGCTACCGATATACCGCTTGTGCAAACGCTTCCATGTTGTTTGGTCTTTACCTTGAGTAGTTGTCTTAACAAAGTCACGCAGAGCTTCCTTCCAATCAATCTTAGGAGTAAGTAAGTCCTGCAATTCTCTACTAACACCGCCTTTCATCTTGCCTGCTAAGATAGCACCTTGACGCAAAGCCTTCTCAATCTCATTGGCAATCTCTTCCTTGTCGGCTTCGCTTGCGTTCTCCCAGTCATGCTCATCAAAGCCCCCACTTCCATCACCGCCCTGACCATCATCACCATACTCTTCTTCGAGTAAACGAAAGACCTGAGCCGTATCCATGCCACGATACTTCTCATCTATCAAGCCCATGATCTTGCCGTCTTTATCCATCGGCATTTCAACATCATAGCCCTCGGGGTCATAGTCACGGATTTGTAGATTGATAACAAAGTCACACGCTGCGTTAGTCAGTTGTGCGTTCTTCTTATGTAACTTCTCCCACACAACAAGATGACGATAAGCCTTGTGCATATTCTCATGCAGTATCACAAAAGCTAAAGCCTTGTCAGTTAGACTATCTACAAAGGCACGACCATAGATAACATCGAGACCATTTGTTTTAGCAGTCGGCGTCGTGTCATCTACTGCCACCTTGCCTACCATAAACAAACCCGAGAACAGACAGAAGTTTTTATGCTTCATCAGTTGCACATGGGTTCTCTCAATGCGTTGTTCTGCTGTTAATTTACTCATCTAACACTCCTCAAGAAATCTATAAACAAAGCTACCCAATAGAATAGCCACCATTGCCACGCTACATCAGCTTCCATAAAGAAAAAGCCTACGAATACATATAGTATTAACATGTAACCCCCTTAGAATAAATACTGATTAACACGCATCCAATCCACAAAGGACTGACTTGTAAGGAACAGCTTCTTCTTGTCGTCGTTCTTCATACCAGTAAGACAGAATACAGACTGTAACTCTTTAGGTGTCCGCTTCAAATACTCAAAGAACTTCCCGATAGTCTCACGATCTACACGCTGAACCGCAGAGAAAGCTAGTAAACACAAAGCTGCGGGTGAACTTGGAACCTGTGCCGTTGTCGGGGACTTCACAATATCTTCCCACTTCGGAAGGGAGTCGGCGACTTCAACGAACGCCATCAAATCTCTCGCTGCGGGGGCACCGATCGTACCTTCCAACGCACACACAGTAGCATTAGTCGTTACACCTGCTCGAGCCTTAAGAATGTTGCTTGCTCTAGCAAGACTGCGTGGTGATACAAAAGACTTCTGTGCTTCCTTTGGGTTGAAGATATACTTATTGCCTGATTGTGCAGGGTCAAGGTATGAGGCTAGAGCATGAGGTGTTTCCTTAACCCAAGCGAGAACCTCGGGTGCTACCTCGTTGTCGATAGCCCATGCCCCCCATGAGTCAGCATCAATCGAACCATCAGGATTAAAACCAGCATGAGGTTTTTTAACTTGCACGACAGTCACACGATTTCTAGAGTGAGCCATCATGTTATCGCCCACACCATCTCCTGTGAAGTTACCCGCCGTTACTACAATATCCTGTGGGTGTAGCGGAATACCCATAATCATGCGTGGTTCATTAAGCATTGGGTGTAGCATGTTCTTGACTGCGGTATGAGCCTTAGTAAACTCGTCAATGAAGATAACCTTTGGTTCGTCAAGATGAAAGCCCCATTGTTCGTTAGGGTATATGCGGGTAGTCTTGGTGCTGTGGTCAGGGATTGGAATACCTAGCTCGCCTAGCTCGATATTTGGTGCGTCAATGTAAATGCCCTTGAACCCTGTGCGACGGACAATGTTCTTAAACATACTGGTTTTGCCTACCCCTGGCTCGCCTACAAGATGGCATGTTCCGTTAGCACCAAGAGATAGAATGAGGTTTTCTGCCTCGGTAAGAGTTGCTACTTTTTGCATAAATACTTCAGACATGGTTACTTCCTTTCGTTGTTTTAATTAACACCATCTGACACCATTGTCAGGTAGTGGCACTGCTTACAAAAAATACCTAGCGTTGCGATCATAGAACGGTACACCGATATCAATAGCTTCTTTGTGGAATACAGAATCTTTGAACCGATACCTGAGTATCTCAGTCATACCTCGTTCAAAGTCATTCGTGTTGCAATTACCATTCCAACCAAAGCCATGCCCGATCTCAACCGCAGCTTTATACGCAATTTCTAAGTTGTCGGTGTCGATAAACTCGTCAATCATGTTAAATACTCTACCTCGGTTTGCTACCATCGTATCGTTCTGCCACTTGGAATAAGTGAACTGATAGTGGTACCAATTATTAGCACCGCTGTCTTTCTTCTCAGGTATAGAGGTATCAATGCCGTACATGGCTATGCCGTAGTCAATGAACTTTTTATAGTGCTTGCGAATCTTGTTCATCTCCTTGCGGTTTGCTCGATACTTGTATTCCTGAACGGGATTAAGAGGTTGCATTACTCTAGCAGGGTAGGGTAGCTTATCAATTTCTTCCGTTGGCTCGAGCATAAGTCCTTCACTTGTCATTAGATAAGACTTACCATCTTTAGTTCTAAAGTAAGGTTTGCCGTTGTATGAATACAGATCACCATAGCCCTCAGCCACCGAATAATTGATCGTTGCGTTGATGGTCGGCGAAGAATACCCACCAGTTTTTACAAATAATCTGCCATCAGAGAACCACTCTATGTAGTCACTCCCCCATAGGTTAGCCGTATAGCTTTCTATGTATTGACCCAACCACCCATCTTCCACCACCCGCCAATGTTTTTGGATAGTGCGGTCGGCGTAATACCGATTCCTACCCAATGGTCGTGTGTCCTCAGTTCTACCCCTGATAGGTTTAGTCATGTCCCATTTGTTTTTAGCTTCATCAAAGCTATGCAGTTGGTATAACCCTGCACTATTACCGAATCCCCATGACATATTAGAACCCCTTTCCGATTAAGATTAAATAAAAAATATACATTGCTAGAGCAATGATAGGCAACATCACAATAAAGCCACTACAAAACTCGATCAAGTCCTCTAACTCAGACTTCTGCCGTTGTATTGAGCAAGCGTAGGTAGCGTTGCGTTTAGCCTCGTCCCATGTGCGTGGGAGTGGGCGTAGGTTTTTCTCAAGTGAACTCATGGATTTCTCCGTCATTCCATTTGTTATTAAAGTCGGCTTCTGAGTCGAGTATGGGTAGAGCAAGGGCTTGTTTGTGTCTTTCGATTTGCTCGTTTAACTCGTCCATAGTTTCTCCGCCAACAAAACTGTTGCAGTATCCGCATGGTTTTCCTTCGTTGTTGTAATAGACTTCTTGAACCTCGAACCAGTCGCCACCCCATTTATCCTGAGGCATCTTGACTATGCGTAGATTCCAAAAGCTTCTTGGTTGGTTGTCGGTTTCGGGTTCTTGGGTTTGGGCGTGCTGGATTTCATCGTCGCCTTCGATTGCTTTTAGGGCTTCGAGTCTGTCCTCGGTTGTGAATGTTGTCATGCGTTTTCTCCTTCGTCTAGGTTACGTTCGTCTTCTACTGCACCCAAATAGCCGTCTACTTCTGAGGCTACATAGTTAGGAATGTTGCTAAGTTTTTCTCTTTCGCCATCTTCCCACTCCACTTCAATCGTCCACCACACTATCTTCTTCATTTGCCACACTCCTTTTCATGGTCAATGATTGGGTTTTTAAATTGGTCTGTTACCAGACTAGGTAATTCTCTGTGTTGCTCTAGCCTATCCTGATGCGGGTGTGGGCTAGGTTTAAGTGGCTTATGCGGTGCATGGATTATGGGTTGTGCCACTTTGGGTATATCAAACTGCGGTAAAAATACTTTCTTCACATTGATTCTCCTTGTAATGCTTTCAACTTCGCTTTTGCTAGGGCAAGCGAGGTATAGCCCTGTGCTACTTCTTCATACTGTGCCATGCTAAATGGATTTTGAATGGGGTCGGCGTCGGCGGTTAGGGCTTTTAGCCTTTTCTCCATTTCGCCTACGATCTCCAGCAATTCATCTATGCGGTTGCCTTTGTAATAATCAGTCATTCCTCACTCTCCCTAAAATATCTTCCTTCAAACCCTGCCATGAACCCTGCCTTAAAAGCATTTTGAATAGCAATCTCGGCGTGTCCTGTGTATTTTCTAGCCCATACTTCCTTGCGTTGATACGCTTCCCATTCCTTTTTCATAATCCTCGCCATTGTTAGGTAGTTGTCGGTTTCGTGTTCGTTAATCATTGCTTCTTTAAGTTTGCCCATTATTCGTTCCTTTCGTATGGGTTGCGTGGGTCTAGCTTTATTCCAAAGGCATAAAACAAAGGGTTGGCTTCCACGATCTGACTTCGCTTGTCAGCTAGTGTCGGCGTTTCTTTTAGTTTTTGAAGGAAGGCGTTGCTACCCATAAAAGGGTTAGGTAATACTCTGCTACCTTTTGTTCTGATGGTTGTCATGTTGTCCTCTTGGGGTTGAGTTGTTTTAATAGTTCTAGGTCGGTAATGACCATATAGTTGCTTTTGTTCATCGGGGCTATTGTTCGGGAAAGCATTTTGGCTTGTGCTTCTAAGTCGCCACAGGCAAGGCAGTATTTATATCCGAGGGCATAGCGACCATTACTTACTGAGTCTCCACAGCGTAGGCACATCTTCATATCGTTCCTTTCGTTTACACCGCCTGACATAGACTGTCATTTGGTGGGTTGGGTTGATTGGGTGAAACATTGGGATTGTTGTGTACGAATTTCTACTATACCTCTATTATACCCCAAGTAGTTTACATTGTCAAGTTTAGGTGGAACATTATGGGGGGTTGATTTGTTCTGTTAATGTTCTAGTATTGTTCGAAAGGGCAGAACATTGCAAAAGCCTTGTAGTATAAGGACTTCCTGTCTATTTATTTATATTGTTCTAAATGTTCTAATGTTATATATTTTAATAAGGGACCCTATGAGAAATATCCTGTATAACTCTAGCACCATACGAAGGGGGTCTTTGGATTGCAAAATTTAAAAGTGCTAATTAAAAGTCGGAACAAAAGGAACATTGTACAAAGCCCTGTTTATAAGGCTCCCCTCGGAACATTAGGTGGAACATTGTTTAAAAAAGCCGAACAAAGCTACTGCGTTGCGTTAAGCACCCTCGTTGCGACATGACCAGTTCCCTAAGTGAACGAAGTGAGCAAAAAAAGAACAAATAAAAAAAGAGCCCCGAAGGGCTCTTGGACTAACCTAACAACTTAGCGATCTTATCTAGCGTAGCTTTATTATTGCAACTACGGATAGATTTGCACAATGCGTCTTTCTGTGGGGCTAGAGCTTCATTGGCTTTCTTATCGAGAGCCTTAGATTCAGCCTTAGCTTTAGCAGTAAGCAATTCCAGCATTACATAGTCATTCTTAGCAGTAGCATTGGCGATAGCTTGGTGAACATCTTGCTTTGCTTCGCTTAAAGCCTTGCCGACAGCCTGATCTTTAGCCAGCTTGATCTTAGCTTTTCTCTCGGCTTCTGCTATTGCTTTAGCATTGACAGCTTTAGGAACGGCATTGAAACCAGCACGCTCATAGGCACGACTCCAAGCCTTATCAGCAGTATTACGCTGGAAATCCTCGAGCCCTTCGTAAGCCATGTATTCCTCGACAAACACAGAACGCACATCAGAATACCAAACAAACGAGGGCAACTTAGTAACACTATCAACCCCGTTACGCTTTAGCAATGCCGACAACTTAATGGCAACGCTGTTAAGCAACTGTTTACCAGCTTGCTCTTTGCCCTCACCTTCCGACCAATCCGACGCACAAGCAGACAGGATTGACCGATCAGACGAAGTAACCGAAGTATTAGCCACCGCAACGACAGGAACAACTGAACCCTGAGCATTACGATCTAAGCCACCAACAACCTCAGCAAACACATCAACGATTTGATTCGACATAATAAACTCCATTCACATAAGTAAGATTAAGAAACCACCACATGACAACCTAGTCAGATAGTGGAATGAACTAGGTTTGTATTCCTGATTCATTAAATACAGTTTAACACAGTCAAATATAATAGGGGATTCTTGGACACGCATTGATGATCTAAGCCATTGATTAGCCTAAAAAAAATCGACTTCGCTCGCTTCGCTCGGCATAAGATAGCGTAGGGCAAATATCGGACCAACCCCGTAGACCCACCTATACCCCACCCCACGCTTTTACAAATATGGAACCAACGGAGAGATATACACTAGGATATGCACGGTACATACTTAATTTTTAAAAATTACCCCCCACCCCCCTTAATTTGTTTATATACAACACATAGCGTACATTGCTAGAATAAGGTACCCCTATCAAAACTTTACCTCCCCTACCCCCGGGGGGTATATAAAAAATTTAATAAAAACAAAGCCTTACAAAGAAAAAGTGCATGAAACTTTAATAAAACAAAGCTTATATTGCACTGCAACAAATGTGTGATATACTACACAAATCATTAACCCATATTAGGAGAAACCCTATGTTTGATTTTGTTAAAGTAACCAAGCAATACGAAGAGTTAGCTGAGCGTATTAAAGAAGTAAACGAGTTCTGGATTAATTCAGTAATCTCAAGCCTCAAGCAGCTAGTAAAATAAGGGTAAACCCTAGGGGACTTAGTGTCCCCAAACCGTAAAAATTGTGTAGTAAACTATACAAAACGGGGGGCTATGGGATGAAGTTCAGTATAAAAAAGGTGGACATCAGAAACCAGTCGATGGTTAATGTGCTGATGTTTCTACAAAAACAAATACTACCAGCCGACAGTCCATATAAACCAGATCGAGGGCATTGGTGGATTGCCTATGCCGAGTGTGGTAAGCCCGTAGCTTTTGCAGGATTGGTGCGTTCAATTCGTTGGGGTGATACAGGTTACTTATGCAGAGCAGGTGTGCTTGATAACTTCACAGGTAACGGATTACAAAAGCGTTTAATTAAAGTTCGCTTAGCACAAGCAAAGAAACTTGGCTGGTCGTGGTGTATTACAGATACAACAAATAATCCCGCAAGTTCAAATTCTCTTATATCATGTGGCTTTAAGATATACAGACCCGGCCAACCATGGAGCTGGAAGCACTCAATCTATTGGAAATATAAGGTAAATCCTAATGCCATACAAAGATCCGAGCGAAAGAAAAAGAAAGCACAAGGAGTACAGCCGTAAGCATTACGAAGCTAATAAAGAAAGAATAAAAGCAGAACAGTCAGAAAAAAGAAAACAGTTTAGGGGAGAGTGGGATATATTTAAACGTACACTTAAATGTACAAAATGCGGATTTGCCCACCCAGCAGCGCTAGATTTTCATCACGAAGACCCCAGCAAAAAAGAAGCAAACATTCACCGACTATTATCTAATGGGCAGTATTCCAAACTGGAGAAAGAACTAGAGAAGTGCATTGTTCTATGTTCCAACTGCCACCGCATCCACCACTACGATGAAAAAGTGTTACACTCGGGCTAATTACAACCAACCTGTATTCAAACAATGCCGGTAAATGTAGAGCCAACTGACGAATATCCTGTACCCCAAAAGGTCAAGACACAACCTAGCAAATCGCATTCAGATAATCTGCGTGCTAAAGCCAATACGGCAATGCTACTAAAAGAGCTAGATGCCGATCTAGGCAGCCCAACTGAAGAAGAAAAGCAAGAAGCGCTTGAATTGTTCATGCAAGTTGATGGAACTCCGCCCGATAGAGATACCCAAGCTAAACAAAGTGAAAAAGCAGTACAGCCGGGGATAGCTTTAGCTCTTGGAGGATACATTTCGCACTACGACCAGCAAGTCATTGCCGACAAGATACAACTTCGGAACATTGCTATCAACCGTTTACTAGAAATGAGCCAAGATGATGACCAAAAGATTGCTATTAAAGCAGTGGAATTGATTGGTAAAGCATCCGATTTGTTTACAGACCACCAAGAAATCACTATTACACATAAAAATAGCGCTGAACTGCAAGAAGCTATCCGTGAAAGAATTAAACAACTCATGGAAATGAACACTATAGACATTACTCCCAAGGCTAAAAAGCTAACAAAGTCGCTAGATAATGATCCAAAAACAATTAACGCCGACTGAATTAAAAGAATTAGAGAAAAGCCTGGGCAAAATGACCGATGCCCAGCTAAGGCTGTTGCTTGCAGAGCTAGATACGACCGTCGATGCTAAGAGCAAAGAGAATTGTCAAGAAAAATTCATGGATTTTGTACATAAAGTGTGGCCAGACTTTATTGATGGAGCACATCACGCAGAAATGGCCGCTGCGTTTGAAAGGGTCGCCAATGGCGAAATTAAAAGACTTATTATTAACATGCCTCCTCGACATACTAAATCAGAGTTTGCGAGCTATTTACTTCCTGCTTGGTTCTTGGGTAAATTTCCGAAGAAAAAAGTTATCCAAACCTCTCATACTGCTGAACTTGCCGTTGGATTTGGACGAAAGGTTCGTAACTTGGTGGATTCAGACGTATACAAGTCTATATTTCCAGGGGTGGGGCTTCAGAGCGACTCCAAAGCGGCGGGTAGATGGGCCACAAATTCTGGAGGTGACTATTTTGCGATCGGTGTTGGGGGCGCTGTTACAGGTAAGGGAGCTGACATCCTCATTATCGACGACCCACACTCAGAACAAGAAGCCGCTTTAAGCGAAAACAACCCAGAGGTGTATGATAAAACGTATGAATGGTATACATCAGGCCCTCGTCAGCGTTTACAGCCAGGTGGCTCAATTATTATAGTGATGACCCGGTGGTCTAAGAAAGATTTGACTGGGCAAGTCGTTAAATCAGCCATGCAAAGAAGCGGCGAACAATGGGAAGTTATTGAATTTCCTGCTATTTTGCCTGACGAAAAGCCTTTATGGCCTGAATTTTGGAAACTATCTGAATTACTTGCGTTAAAAAATGAATTGCCTAATGGCAAATGGATGGCGCAGTACATGCAGTCGCCGACATCAGACGTTAGTGCTATTATTAAACGAGAATGGTGGAAAACATGGGAAGCAGATCACCCACCTTACTGCGAATTTACTATTCAGAGCTGGGATACAGCGTTTTTAAAGACTCAACGGTCAGACTATTCAGCTTGTACGACTTGGGGAGTGTTTTATCAACCAAATGACAGGGGAGTTGATGTTCCGAACATTATCTTGCTAAATTCATTTAAACAACGCATGGAGTTCCCAGAACTAAAAGAAACAGCATTGCGACACTATAAAGAATGGGAGCCTGATGCACTAATTGTGGAAGCAAAAGCATCTGGGCAACCGCTAGTATTTGAATTACGGGCGATGGGCATACCGGTACAAGAATACGTACCATCCAAAGGTAATGATAAAATAGCTAGACTTAACGCTGTAGCGGACATATTTGCGTCTGGGCGGGTTTGGGTACCTGCAACAGCTTGGGCGGATGAATTAGTAGAAGAAGTAGCAAGTTTTCCTTCCGGCGAGCACGATGACTTAGTGGACTCAATGTCTCAAGCTTTATTGCGTTTCCGTAGGGGTGGTTTTATTCAGCTAGATTCTGACGAAGAAGACGAGCCACTGCAGTTCAGGTCAAAAAGAAATATGGGCTATTACAACGTATAGGTAAAAAATTATGGCAATGGAAAAAGGTTTATATGCAGCCCCAATGGGTATCGAAGATGCGGCAATGGAAGAAGAGCCCTTGGAAATTAGTATCGAGGATCCAGAAGCTGTTGATATTGAAGCGGGCCCTCTAAGCATTCATATTGAACCTGGCGCTGAATCTGGCGAAGACTTTGGTGCAAACCTTGCTGAGTTCCTTGGCGCCGACGTGTTAGAAGAATTGGCTAGTGATTTGCTAGGTGACCTTGATGAGGACATCTCCTCACGTAAAGATTGGATGCAGACCTATGTTGATGGCTTGCAGCTTCTAGGTATGAAGATTGAAGAGCGCACTGAGCCTTGGCCTGGTGCTTGCGGTGTTTACCATCCACTCCTCTCTGAGACCCTTGTTAAATTCCAAGCTGAGACTATCATGGAGATTTTCCCAGCGCATGGCCCCGTCAAAACAACTATCATTGGTAAAGAGACGCAAGAGAAGAAAGATGCAGCCGAGCGTGTCGAAGCTGACATGAACTATGAATTAGTTGAGCGCATGGAAGAGTATCGCCCTGAGACAGAAAGAATGTTGTGGGGCTTAGGTCTATCTGGTAATGCGTTTAAAAAAATCTACTTTGACCCAAGTTTAAATCGTCAAGTAGCTATGTTTGTTCCCGCCGAAGATTTAGTTGTGCCTTATGGCGCATCATCATTAGAGTCTTCACCACGTGTAACCCACATCATGCGTAAGACCAAAAACGAAGTCCGTAAGCTCCAAGTAGGTGGCTTTTGGCGTGACGTTGATTTGGCAGAGCCTGTCGACGCATTTGATGAAGTTGAAAAGAAAATTGCAGAAAAGATGGGCTTTAGAGCATCAACCGACGATCGCTATAAGATTGTTGAGATGCAAGTTGATCTTGACCTAGAAGGTTATGAAGATCTTGATAAAGACGGTGAACCCACCGGTATTGCGCTTCCATATATTGTAACTATTGAGAAGTCTTCGCAGACCGTGTTGGCAATTCGCCGAAATTGGAAAGAAGATGATGAAAATAAAGAAAAACGTTCACACTTTGTGCACTATGGTTACATTCCCGGTTTTGGCTTCTATTGTTTTGGTCTTATTCATCTTATCGGTGCGTTTGCTAAATCAGGTACTTCCATCCTCCGCCAATTGGTTGACGCTGGATCACTTAGCAACCTGCCAGGTGGCTTTAAGACCCGTGGCTTGCGTACAAAAGGCGATGACACCCCAATCGCACCAGGAGAATTTAGAGATGTGGACGTGCCGTCCGGGACCATCAGGGACAATATCGTTCCCTTGCCTTACAAAGAACCATCAATGGTTCTCGCTGGTCTCCTAGATAAAATTATTGAAGAAGGTCGTCGCTTTGCTTCCGCAGCCGACTTACAAGTATCCGATATGAGCGCTCAGGCGCCTGTGGGTACAACGCTTGCAATTCTTGAGCGTACTCTAAAAATTATGTCCGCAATACAGGCCCGCATTCACTACTCGTTAAAGAAAGAGCTTTGTTTGTTGCGTGACATAATTCGTGACGACACACCGGAAAAATACGACTACGAACCAGATGTTGGTAAACGTACAGCAAAACGTGCTGACTACGACATGGTTAATATTATTCCTGTGAGTGACCCTAATGCTGCAACAATGAGCCAAAAAGTGGTTCAGTATCAAGCGGTTATGCAGTTAGCTCAAGGCGCCCCACAGCTTTACAACATGCCTTATTTGCACCGCCAAATGCTTAATGTATTAGGTATTAAGAATGCGCAAAAGCTCGTAGCATTACCAGAAGATATGAAGCCGACGGACCCTATTACAGAGAACCAAAATATTCTCATGGGCAAACCTGTAAAAGCTTTCTTATATCAAGATCACGAGTCGCACATTATTACGCACCGCTCTGCCATGCAAGATCCAAAGATTGCTCAGTTGCTAGGTCAAAACCCACAAGCACAAACTATGATGGCTGCAATGCAGGCCCACATTAACGAACACATCGCATTTGAATATCGCAAACAAATGGAAGAAGAAATGGGTACCGAGTTGCCATTCCATCCAAGCGACGCAGAAGAAGATCAGGCTATGCCACCAGCAATGGAAGTTCATATCTCTCAGCTGGCTTCCAAAGCATCCCAAGTTATTTTGCAAAGAGACAAAACCCAAATGGCTGCTCAGCAAGCACAACAAGCTGCGCAAGACCCAATTGTCCAAATGCAACAACAAGAACTCCAACTCAAGGCGCAAGATGTTCAACTCAAGCAGAAGAAAATCGCCGCCGACGCTGCAGCAAAAGCCGACCAAATTTCTCTCGAGCGCTTACGTATCATGTCGCAAGAGAAAATTGCCGGTATGCAGATTGGAGCAAAAGTCCAAACCGATAAGTCTAACCTTGCCGCAAAACAGCATGCAGAGGGCTTACGGTTGGGAGTAGATGTAGCAAAGTCTAAAGATCAGATTGCGCTACAAGCATCACAAGCAGTAATTAACCATGAGCAAGCAAAGCAACAAATGCAAAACTCACAAAAGCAGCCAAAACAAACCCCAAAAGGTGAAGAATGAACGCTCTAGAAGTGTTAGTGAAGCAAATTGATGAAAAAGTAGAACAGATCCAAGACTCCGTAGTAACAGGGGCGATGGAAAAGATTGAAGACTACAAAAAAGCGTGTGGCGAGATTCGAGGTCTGCTAGTTGCCCGTGGATACGTATTAGACCTCAAAGACAAAATGGAGAACTCAGATGAGTGAAATCCTTATCGGCTCAAACCCCGATAACCCGCAGGTAGTAGGAGTATTAAACCTAGAAGCAAGTAACGAAGAGAAAGCAAAGCAAGTCCCAACCCCATCTGGCTACCGCATTATGTGCGCAGTTCCAGAAGTAGAAGAGACTTATGAAAGTGGAATTATCAAAACTGATGCCGCAATTAACTTTGAAGAAAAGCTAGCAACAGTCCTATTTGTAGTAGCGTTAGGACCGGATTGTTATTCAGACAAAGACCGCTTTCCATCAGGACCATGGTGTAAACAGGGCGATTTTGTATTAGTCAGACCAAACTCTGGCACAAGACTGCTTATTCATGGCCGTGAATTTCGTATGATTAACGATGACTCTGTGGAAGCCGTAGTTCAGGACCCACGTGGCATCAAACGTGCTAACTAGGAGAAATAAATGGAACAATACAAGTTTCCCGATGAAATTGAAGAAACTAAGGGTAAATCCTTAGAAATTGAAGCTGATGAAGGCTTTGAGATTGAAATTGAAGACGATACGCCCCCAGAAGACCGCAATAAGGCTCCAATGCCTAAAGAAATTGTGGAAAAACTGGAATCTGCAGACGAAGAAACTGAAGAATTAGACGCAAAAGCTCAAAAAGAACGCCTTTTACAGTACAAAAAGGTCTGGAATGATGAGAGACGGGCTAAAGAAGCAGCCGAAAGAGAACGACATGAAGCTATTAATTTAGCTAAAAAAGCTCTTGAGGACAACAAAAAACTTCGTGAACTGTATAGTACGGGCGAAAAAACCTATATGGAAACGGTGCAAAACTCTGCAGTACTAGAGTTGCAAAACGCACAACGTGACTATAAAGAAGCCTTAGAGTCGGGTGATTCAAATGCAATCGTTGAAGCCCAAACTAAACTAAATGAAGCTTCATACCGAGTACAACAATCAAAACAATTTAGGCCAAGTGCTTTACAAAATTTTGAAAATGATGTACAAATGCAACAGGTGGAAGAAAACCAACCAAAAGTTGACGCCAAAACGCAACATTGGTTAGATGCAAACCCCTGGTATGGCACCAAAAAAGCCATGTCCAGCTTTGCTGTAGGAATCCACGAAGAGTTAATTGATGAGTATGGTCAATCCATTGTAGGCTCCAATCAATACTTTAAACGCATAGATCAAACAATGCGTAAGAAGTTCCCAGAGTATTTCGATACTATGGAAGACAAAGCCGACGGCGAAGAAGAGACTCAAAAACCTGTTCAAAAAGCCAAACCTAGCACGATAGTAGCCCCAGCGACACGAAGCACATCTTCTAAACAGATCAAGCTTAAGACATCGCAAATGGCATTACTCAAAAAGTTAGGTTTAACCCCTGAGCAATATGCTCGTGAGCAACAAAAATTGGAGAATCAATAATGACTAAAGCTGCATCTAGAATTACTCGTGAATTAGACAACCGTGAATTGGCTGAGCGCCCTAAAGCATGGCGACCACCAGAGCTTCTTCCAGAACCAGATAAAGAAGCCGGTTATGAGTATCGTTGGATTCGTGTTTCGATGTTAAACCAACCAGACCCAAGAAATCTATCTGCCAAGCTCAGAGAAGGATGGGAACCTGTACGTATCGAAGAACAACCCAAATTTAAACTGCTAGTTGATCCTGATGGGCGTTATAAAGACAACATTGAGATCGGCGGATTATTGCTTTGCAAGACTCCAACTGAATTTGTAGAACAACAGCAAAAGTACTATGCTGATATGACACGAGCGCAGGCGGAAGCTGTAGACAATAATTTAATGCGCCAAAGTGATGCACGCATGCCTATCTTTAAAGAAGGTAAGTCTTCATCTACTTTTGGTAAAGGTAATTAATTTATTAGGAGATTTAAATGGCATATCCAACAGTATCCGCTCCATACGGATTAAAGCCTGTAAATCTTATTGGTGGTCAAGTTTTTGCTGGGTCTACACGTAACATTCCCATTCAATATAACTTCGGCACTAATATTTTTTACGGCGACGTTGTAGGTATTTCCCGTGGTTTCATTACACGATCAACTGTTACTACAGGTGCTGGCGCTACTACTGGCGCTCCTGCAGGTGGTACAGTAGGTGTGTTTTTAGGCTGTTCTTACACAAACCCAATCAGCAAGCAAAAGACTTTCAGCCAATACTGGCCTGCAAATACTTTAGCTGGTGACGCAGTTGCTATCGTTACTGATGACCCTGACACTGTATTCAAGACTACTGTAGTTTTGACTGCTGGTGGCTCTGTAATCGGTTCTTTTGCTTCCGCAATGGTTGGTTTAAACTGCCAAGCTTCCGATTTAGCAGGTTCTGTAGCTAATGGTAACTCTTCAAATGCTGCGTATGTTAATGCTGCTGCCGCTATCGGTGGTGGTGCTACACAACCATTACGTATCATTGCTTTAGTTCCAGACACAGCAATTAGCACAACAGCAACTTACACAAGTGGTACTACTACTTTGGTAACTTCCGCATTACCTTCAGCTTTGGTTGCTGGTACAGAAGTTGGCTATATCGCTGCTAATGGTCAATACGTTGGTACAGGTTCATGGGTCTTAACAGCTGCTAACGCAGGTGCAACTTCAGTTGTTTTGAATACTGCACAAGCCTCAGTTAATAGCCCAACTGGCTCTGCATCAACCGGTATGACTATCCCCGCTAACAGTACGTTAGTGTTTACTCAGTATCCTGAAGCTTTGGTTAAATTCAACTTCGGTGTACATGAGTACTACACAGCTACTACACCAGCCGCAACACTTTAATTAAGGAGCTATAAATGGCTATTTCACGTGCACAACTACTGAAAGAGTTGCTCCCAGGTTTGAACGCTTTGTTCGGATTAGAGTATGCTCGCTATGGTGAAGAACACAAAGAGATCTACGAAACTGAGACCTCTGAGCGTTCTTTCGAAGAAGAAACAAAACTGTCAGGCTTTAGCGCTGCACCAGTCAAGAACGAAGGCCAAGCCATCGCTTACGACAATGCACAAGAAGCATGGACAGCTCGCTACAACCACGAAACTATCGCCCTTGGCTTTAGCTTGACTGAAGAAGCAATCGAAGATAACCTCTACGATTC